ACCAGTGGAACCAGATCCCTGCCAACGGCGAGAATCTCGCAGGCGTGGCGATGGGCCCGGATTCCTTGCTGGTCGCGACTGGTGTGCCGATGGCTGAAATCGCCGGCTTCACCTCCAGCGTCGCCACCGCCGAGTCCGGCCTGTCGATTCAGGTCCTCGTCGGTCAGGCTGAAACGGGCAACATCCGCTGCATCGCGCAAATCTTGGTGGGCGCCGCAAAGGGACGCTCGACCAGCGCAGTCCGCTACGTCACCGCCTAATAGCGGCCGACGTTCAAATCAGGGGCTCCGCAAGGGGCCCTTTTTTTGTGCCTGTTTGCCAATGGTCGCAGGTTTAGAATGAGCCTCTTTGCTGAATTCCTGCCTGACGCGAAGGAGATGGTGGCCGACTTCCCTGTGGCCGGCTCGGCTAACTCTGGGGCGATTACATTCGCCTGCCTCATCTCCGACCCGGCAATGCAGACCGTCCTCGAATCTGGGGGCTACATGGAGCGGACCCAGTACTCTGTCAGGCTCCCCGCCGCAACGGCCTCCTGGACCCTCCCAGACGGCTCTACGGGGGCTTCTACGGCCATCATCAGCGGAGGCCTGCCCATCGCCAGCCTAGGCCAGGGCAAGAAGATTGTCGTCGGCGGGAAGACCGTCCGCATTACCACCCAGACTTACAAGCCCGCGTCAGCCTGGTTGACCCTGATCGTCATCGACGACAACCAGTAATGCCGGCCAAGGTCTCCATCGAGCCGAAGTCCCTGCAACAGTTCATCGAGGCCTGCCGGCAGTTTGCCGCGGGCATGAAGATTACCATGCGGGACGCCGTGCTCGAGCAGGCCATGCTCGCTTGTCAGGACGCGGCCAAGTTTACACCCCCCCTCCCCCTAGGCGGCGGCGACGGCCTAAGCCCCGCAGCTAAGAAGGCAGGCCTCCAAGCCGTGGCCGGGGACATCTCCAAAATCTTCGTGGCCGCAAACGACTCGACCAACAGGTCTTCGGTCGGTTTGATTATAAACCAGATTGCCTTCGCGGTTAAGTCAAACGACGTCGGCGCCTTCACGCGCCTGACGACTGGGGGCAAAGCCCTGAGCCAACTGAGCAGCCGAAGCATCCTCTCGAAGATCGTGCAGGACGCCGACAAGAGCCGGGCATTTGCCAAGGCAAAGAACTACCTGAACCGGGCGACCCCCATCAAGAACGAGTACGGCACTCAGGGGTTCGTGACCAATCTGCGTACCATCCATGACCAGGTTAAAGGTCGCTTCGGCGGCCGCCTCAAGAGGGGACAGAAGGCCGTCTCGGCCAAGCTCCTGGTCGAAGATAAGAATGAGCTGCAAGACTACATCCTGAAGCGCCAGAAGATGGTCGGCATGGTCAAGTCTGGATGGGCGAAGGCCATGAACAGCCTTCCTCGTCCGAAGGATAACAACGGCCAGCAAGGCGAGCCCGGGGCCGAGCTGCGCAAGGCGACTTGGGTGACCTTGCATTCCAGCGTTGCTGGCTACAATACGAACACCTTCACCGACAAAATCGCGGAGGTCTCTGTGACCAACCCTATCGGCAACATCAACGGCATCTCTGACGAAGCGGGCGTCCTTCCCCTGGTCTACGGCAACCGCGTAAAGCAGATGCCCGCTATGGTCCGCTATCGCATGCGCCAACCAGTAAACAAATTTAACCGAAAATAACCCATGGGAACACGCTCTATTCGTCACGTTGTCGAGGCCACTCTCGCGACTTATCTCTCGACCCAGACCGGGCTGACCACCGTGCAGTTCCTCACCGGGGACAGTAACGTCACGCAGACCCTGCCCAAGGCCGTGGTCCTATGCGACTCCGCAAGCCCTCCCGCCGACCTGCCCGAAGGCCTCGGCAACTTCAGCTGCTCCGTCCGCATCACCCTGTTCTCGAACGCCGACGACACGACCCTAGCCGATCACCGCGCCCGCTGCGCCGCCCTCTCAGGCAACATGAATGACGTGGCGTCCATTCAGGCAGCCTTCGCCGCTACGGGTGACGCGACCTGCTATGACGTCACTCCAAGGTCCGAAGACGAGGGTATCGACGAGCGCTCCTGGGCGACGTCCTTTGCCTATGACGTCCTCACCGTCCTGCCCCCTGCCTAAGGGTTGCCAATTCTCGCAGGTTTAAGATGAGCGCCGTCAATACTGGATTAGTTTGCCTCTACGGAATTGGAGCCGGCCAGCAGGCCTCGCTCTATGTGCAAAGCTACTCTGTCTCCTCTGGCTTCAACAATACTGGTATGGTCGTCGACGAAACTGGCCGCACGATCACGGGTCGCTATGACGACCGCCGTTCGGAAATCAGCGTCGAAGGCGTGGCACATGCTTCAAGCATTCCGGCCCTAGGCTCTACTCTTTCCTTCACGGCTAAGACTACTTCGGCTTATCCCGGCGGTGCTGCTTCGGTTAGCTTCTCGGGAGTCATCACAAAAGTAGACGACCGCGGCAGCTCGAAAGGGTTCGTGACAGTCTCACTGACTGCCGAGTCCTTTGAAGAGATTACCTATTGATTGACTCCCCCGTTGTGGGGGTAATCTGAAGGGGTGGACCGTCGCTTCCTAGATAGTCAAATAGACCCGGGGCCATTCAAGTACCTAGGGCGTACGCTTTACCCTTGGTGCCTGAAGTACCGCGTGCGTCTGATGGCCTTCGACTCCCCGCTGGTGACAGGCTCACGCGGCGTGACTCCTGCCGACCTTATCTTTGCTTGCCAAGTATGCGCCGAAGAACCCCTGGGCGGAGTGAGCTGGGTCGACAAGCTGCGGATCGGGCGGCTCACCGATAACCCTGCTAAGTTTGAACTGATGCTCAACGCCTTTGCCGACTACATCCTGATCGACCACTGGCCGAAGTTCTGGGACCAAACCGAGAAGAAGACCGGCGGGAGTAGCAAGGCACCTTGGCCGCTTATGGTGGTCGCGAATCTAGTGGCAAATAACATCGACGAGAAGCGGGCGTGGGAGATGCCGGAGTGTCAGGCCATCTGGCTGAATGCGGCCTTCGCCATGCGCAAGGGCGTCGACGTGGCGATCATGTCGCCAGAGGAAGAGGCCTATATCGAGTCAGAGCTGAAGCGGCAGGCTGAAGCCGCGGCCGTTGCCAATCCAGCAGTTTAAAGGAACCCGACCATGGCCCAAGACCTCACCGTAAACATCAAGACGACCTCCGACGTTCCCCAGGCTATGGATAAGTCCAAGACCGCAGTCGTCTCTTTTTCCAAGCAGGTGGAGGATATTCAAAAAAAATTCAGCAGTGGATTTAAAGACATCTTTCTAGGCTTCACCGCCCCGATGGTTTTACTTCAAGGTGCAATTCAAATGATTTCATCGGCCATTGCTCAGGCTAAACAAGACGCAAAGGAAGGCCTAGATCTTATTGCAAAAGGCGAAACGGTTTTCGCAACAAGCGACGAGAAGAAGATGGCTAACTTTTTCAAAGCAAAAGCAGCACGAGAAGCAGAACAGAAGGCAGTCAAGGATGGCTTGACGGAAATGACACGCCTTTATCTAGACTCTGAAGAAGGTAAGAAAGTTTACATGCAATTCTTGAAAGAAATGGGCCCAATTAATTTTAATGAAGATGATGCAAAAAAACAGGATTTCACTATTTCAAATCCTCGTCTTCAAGAGTTAGCACTTGAAGCATTTCTAGCATCACCAGAAGGCAAAGCATATAAGCCAATCTTTGACGACAAGAAGGCCGAGAAGGCCGGCTCATTCAAGGGCCCCGAAGGTTTCGGCACGGTCGTCGGCGTAGGCGCCAACCCGGTCATGGAGGCCATGAACGCCCAGCTCGAAGAGCAACGCAAGCAGACCATGCTCCTAGAGCAAATCGCATCCACTAACGGCAACCTGCCTTCCGACTTTACTAAGGGCTCAGGCACCTCCACGGCAGCCCCTTCCCGCTCCTACCTATTGACCAAATAACATGGCACGCATTGATAAAGGTAACGACCTCCAGTCAGCCAAGCTACAGCCTGGATGGACATCTACGTCTGATGGCTTCGGCCTGATCACGATTAATGCCACGTTCAAGAGTGACCAGGACGGAGGCTTTGATCCGTTCGTTCGCGGTGCGGCTTTCCCGGTCTCTTCGTACAATTACTGCAAGTCCCACAAGGGCAGCATCAGCTGGGACGCCCTGGGCATTGCGACCCTCAAGGTGGATTACGTTGGCATTGACCCTAACATTAACGGTGGGGCATTCACCAACCCTAACACTAGCGTTGCCAACGGGCTTACTGCCGAGAACATCACGTCTCACCCTAACTTCTTCACGCCTGCTTCAGGCTTTGCCGGTGGTGCATTGGCTGGATTGCCCGCTGACTTTGGAGGCGCTTACGATGATTCGACCTTAGGGCCTGTCGTTAACCGTTACAACTCATCTACCCAACAAACCGTTCCCGTGCCTTCGTGCGAAGGATACTATGGTGCTTGCTTTGAGCAGCCAACGGGCGGGCGGTTCATTGGTTTTGTAGATCCGCAATATCCTACGGTTTACGGAAAGACTCAGTACCTAGCAACGGCTACGACCATTAGCGGAGTAATCTATGTTTCGGAACAGACGTCTGTCTTAGCTTTATATGAATGCCTAGGCCAAGCTACCGGAACTTCTAACTTTAATGTGTTCCCGCTTATTCCTGACTATTGCACTGTCGGAAGTGGAACTGGAGGCGGTTACGTTAACTTGCTCTCACAGGTCAACGTTGAGGAATACGGATTGCTATTTAAGGTTATCTACGAAGTCCGCTATTCATCTGTCGGATGGGACGCGGGCGTCTATATCAACATCTAAGCGCTGACCATGGCTATCCAACCCGGAACTGGTTATACGTTCACGGCTTCTAGCCAGGGGGAGAACCTAAATATTGAGAAACCTTGGCAAGCCATTGGTCTTATCCAAGGCCAGAAGGTACTACAGTTCGAGGTCAGGGCCTACGGAGGCGTAGGCCAGAATACCGCGGCCATCCAGATCGCCAAGGGGGCCGTGAACTTCGATAAGAGCAATATGCCTCAAATCTGGAAGGAACCCCTGACGAGCCGCCGCCAGATTTACATGAATAAAGTGGCCGTAGGAGGATCAGGAGTCACGGCGCATGATGGTGAAATTACCACTAGTTTTACTCCCTGGATGGAGAACGGAGGATATTATCAGCTGCCCGGTGACGGCTTCTATTACGTCACAATCTGCAAGCCTGACATTGATGGGGCAATGATTGACGTGTCGGCGCTATTAACTACCAACCGTCCATTTGTTTCAATCTTCCAATCATCTGAAGGATTGTATGAAACCATTTTCCAAGAGACTGGCCCGTCTCAATACGTCAACCGACATAACATCCAAAGGATGGAGGGCTATGATAAAGACTCAACTGGTCTTGATTACGACTTCGGCGCGTGCCACACGACTTGGTTTAACCCGGTCAAGTGGGGCTATGACTGCAAGATTATCGCGACTATCAATGTCACTACGGTTTCCATCGGAGAAGAGACAGTTAAGCGCTTAGACATTCGGCAGCACGTTGTCGGCTCAATCGATATTAACATCCCGCTTCAGTACCTTGGCTCGACCCTATATGACATTGAAGGAGAGAAGGAAGCCGATGACCCATTCAATGTTCAAAACGATGAAGACTTTGTGAGTATTTGTAACAATGATTTGAAGATTACGCTTAATGGGATTTCCCCGCTAACGACCAATTTCTTTACCGATATGTTAGGGCCTGACGATTGGGAAGAAACTAACTTCGTCTTTGACCAGGACTGCACCGGCGGAAGCTGCAAGTATCCGTTCTACGTTAAGAAGTACGTTGAAGCAGGTGTTCTTAAATATAGCGTGTGCGTTGGCGCTGTTAATAATGTTCTGCTGCCCGATACCGATGTCCTTGAAACTGTGGTCGCAGACGGATTTGTTTATATCCGGGCTGAGTACGATGGAACCAATTACCCGGCTAACCCTGACGGTGTTTCTGCACTGTTCGCTACTGGCACCATGCCAGCCGATACCGATACTTACGGCCGCATTGCTATCTGCCATATCACCGGGGTAGATGATCCCGACACAGCCACCTTCACGCAGCTCGTCACCGGCTCCCTCTGGTCTGACCGTATCAAACTTGGCGGCACAACGGCCCGTTACTACTTCTCAAGGGTCTAATGGGAGTTCTTCTAGGCAGCTCTGCATCCTACTCAACTTGGGGTAAATTCCGTACCCCTATCGGGAAGAGCTATCCATCTGATCCTCCATCTACCGCAACGGGTATTGGTGGATTTAGTGTTTACTATAATCTTGGTTTTAAATCTGCCGATGCCTGGCTGCTGCGTAAGGACCCATTCTACGATAGTGTAGATGCCTTGCCTCCTAGCTTTGCTTATATCAACGTACACCCATCAGGCTTCCCTCCCCCTGATCCATATGGTGAATTTTATCTAGTATCAGGACATGGTGTTTTGCCTCATATCAATGGCCTCCCTGAAGAGGAATTAACATCATTGGCTGGTCAAACTGTTACAATGACTAGCGGCGGTAGTTTTACTTTGAGCACTGATGCTTGGACTACTCCACCTGGTCTCCAAACTGTTGCAGCGGATATGGGTGAACTTGCAGGTATTAGCGGTTTTGCACCGTTTAGCCCCTAGACTAGTCCCCCTCCCTCCTTGCCAATCCCCGCAGGTTTAAGACCCGATGAGCTGCTCCAACACTGCCATTTTCTCCAGGGGCGACAGTTTCTCAAGTCAGTGGACTTGGGTTCCCGGCGCCGGCGAACCCGCTGACCTGATCGGTACGACCATTCAGTCGACCCTCCGCGATCGCTCCGGCAAGGAGTACGATATGACCATCAACCTAGCGCTTGATGGCCTGTCCTATACAGCTCAGTATATCGGAGACACCACGCAGTGGGCGCTTGGCCTTGCGAGCTGGGACTTCCGCATGACCTTCCCTGGCGGCCCCGTCACGCACTCCACGATCTTCCGCGTGCAGGTTCAGGAAACCATTACCCAGTCTTAACATGGCAACCATCAACGGCACCTTCAACAGCCTCATCGCTGGCACCTTGTCGGGTACCATCGGCACGCCCGGACCCACAGGCGCCACTGGTGCGACTGGGGCGACTGGGGCGACCGGCCCTGGCGTTCCTGCTGGTGGCACGGCTGGGCAGTTCCTGACGAAGACGACCACTGGGGTCGACTACGCTACCGACTGGACGACCGTCAACCTGTCAGCCTACCTGACCAAGGCTGGTAACCTCTCTGGCCTGACCGACCTTACCACGGCCCGCGATAACCTCAATCTTGGCACGGCTAACACCCCGGTCTTTAATGGCCTTACGGCGCAAGGCTCTGGTTCGAACGCGGCTCAACTCTCCCCGACTAGCCTTACCCTAACGCAGACCGGCTCTGGCATGTTCACGATCCAGCCGTCCCAGGGCATCGTCTTCCCGGACTCGACGGTGCAAGTAACGGCCTACCCCGGCCCTGTTGGCGCTACCCAGTGGGGAAGCATCGGCGGAACCCTGTCCAATCAGACTGACCTCTATAACGCCTTAGCTACCAAGCTGGATACCAGCACCGCGGCTTCGACGTACTACCTCCAGACTAACCCAGACGGCTTCCTAACCGATGCTCCTTCAGATGGATCGCAGTACGCCCGCCAAGATGGCGCGTGGTCTGTCGTCACGGGTGGCGGCGGTGGTTCTTATCTTCCCCTGGCTGGCGGCACGATGACCGGGGCTATCGTCTTCGACGGCACGTCCGGCCAGTATATCTCGAAAGGCAACTTCGACACGTCGCGCGGCGGCAACTACGGCATCAGCTTGGTCTGCTCTATCGGCTATGAATTCAACTGGCAGGCGGGCTGGCTGACGACGACCAACCAAGGGACGACTACACCTCGACCGCTCTACCTTGACTCCCTGGCCGGGACTACCTTACGCGCTTGGAATAGCGCAGCCGACAACGGCGTCGAGGTTGCCCATACCGGCATCAATGTCGCCAACGCTACGCCGTACTACGTCAACGTAGCCCCTGATCTGGTTAAGGTCTTCGAGGCCACCAACGAGCTGGGCGTTTCTATCGCCCACGACTCGATTGCCATCCAGCACATCGACACGCCTGACCGCACGTCGTACTTCACGAACGAGTATATCGGCTTTGAGGATATGTCCGGCACACCTCACTCGGCTTGGATTGAGCATGACGTGATCACGGTTCAGGATGAGACAAGGAACACCCAGATGCGGGCGGCTGGTGTCATCGCAACCGGCCCAGAAGGACAGGTATCCTATTCAAACACTGGCGCCGATATTACCGGACCTGTTGACCCCTTGCACGATCCGGCTGTTGCTCACTTGAAGGTTGACGGCCTTGAGTTTCGATTGATGGACGATGTCCCTGCGTCCATCTACGCCGCCAGCGGCATCACGTTCCCGGACGCTACCGTCCAGACCACGGCTGGAGGCCCGGCGGTTACTAACAATAACCAGTTAGCCACGACGGTCACGTCCACCTATACGCAGTATTACATTCCTTTCAGCGATCGGAATGGAATCATTGTCTGCCAATCAGGTTCGCCCGGTGTTGTTTTAACGGACTCCTCCTATGGCTGGACACCCGGTCAGCAGGTGCTGATTGTTAATAACACAAGCAGTTCTATTTCTGTTCAGGCATCTGGAGCTACTATTGTTTCAGTTAATAGTGCAACCTACATTGTTCCCAATGGCGTTTGTGCTGCGGTCTATATTGATACGAATCTCTGGGTAATCTCTGGTAGCCTGAGCAACTAACCCGCGCCGATGTTCGTCGCCCTTCCAGGCTTCCTCGGTTCGGCAGGCGGTGGCCCTGTCTACCCTCCCGCTGGCACGTTGCTCTCGTCGCACTGTTCCGGCTACTCCGCGCAGGACGCTGGCAATGAAGACTACACGGACGCAAACGGGGCTATCTGGAACGGTATTTTCACAACGTGGCAGGAACTGGCCGACGGCATGGGCGGTTCGTATTGGAGCAGCCTGGGCAACAACTCTAGCGACACTTATTCGGCTTGCTGGCTCCCTGATGGATTTTGCTTGGAGACTAGCCAGATCAATTACTACACATCGTGGAGCGGCTGCGGATCTAGCGGAGATTTCGGCCCGACTAGTTATTCATATTATTACCTCTATTCTGATGGCGCTGGGGGAACATATAGCAGCAACAACAACGGGTCATACAACCCTCCCGCGCCGGGTGCAGTCATCTATCAGTCAGGCGTTATGGATTGCTGTGTTGTCTATTATGACGGCTACGGTGGATACTACGTCAATGACACCTGTGTAGTTTGCCCTCCTGCTGGAACTTACCTTTCAAGCGGATGCAACGCTACAAGCGGATTTGATGCCGCTGGATCATATTACGAAGGCGCGTGGAATTACGGAGAGTTTTATGCTGACGGTTCCTGCGGTTCTTATTTTAATTTCATTTCAACCAATTCAGTAGGATGCTACCTTCCGGCGGGATGGTTCAATGATTATACCTCATACAGCAATTCCCTGCATTGGATTGTTTCCGATTCTCAATCTAGTACGGTTGCAGAAGGTGACGCCCAATGGCAATACGGATGGAACTCTACCAGCCAAGAAGACGGGTCTGGAGGAAACCATCCTGCCAACTTTAACCAGCAAGTGTTATTTGCCGGAGATTTAATTTCTAGCGGCAATTATTACGACTCATTCCTAAGCGAATTGTGGCTTTACTACGTCTATTATGACGGCGTTGGCGATGGTTACTACGTCGTCCAATACCCCAATCCTTAACTTTCCTTATGTCTACCCCAATCCTCAAACGAATCATCCTGCCTGTCGGCTGGAACGCCCTCGTCAACGCTGAGAAGAAGACCGCGCTGGTCATCGGCGAATACAAGTATGTCTCTGAAGCCAACACGTCCCTGACCCTGTTGACTAAGCCGACCGAGTCCGAGTTGCTTGCCGCCATCGTCGAGCAGTCCCTGACCGCCATCTACCCCCCTAAGAAATGATCACCTTCCTCATCGGCCTCCTGATCGGCTTCATCGGTGGCTTCATCGGTGGCATCAAGAACGCCAAGTCTGCCAAGGTCGAGAAGGCCGTGGACATCCTGAAGGCCCTCAAGGGTAAGTAATGTATGCGCCTACTCCTGGTCATCTCCCTCCTGATGGCCGGGTGCAGCACGTCACGACCTGCCCTGCCCGAGCAGCCGAACGCCCCGACCTCCGAGGGCATTGTGGCTACTGTCTCCAAGCAGTGGGACACCGCCGATCAGAAGGTTGCCGCCTCGGTCAGCATCGCCCGCGAAAATGCAGACCGGCCCGATATCGTCCGCAGTGAGACGTCCGTGGCCCTGTCATTCCTCCCGCCTGTTGAACCTGGCGAGCTCGCAATAGCCCGGGCACGCGCCGCCAAGGCTGACCAAAAGGACTACGCTCAGGCCACCGCCTTCGGGAAGACCCTGCTCGCTTCCATCGACAAGAACTGGGCCAAGGTCGAGGCCGACAATAAAGAAGCCCTCCGCGTCTCTCAGCTGAAGGACGCCCGCATTGCCGAACTTACCGCCGAGGTCGAGCGCGTGAAGCGGGAAGCCTCCGCTAATCTCTGGACGATGGCAGGCGTAGGCATTGCGGCCCTTGGCGCCATCGCCATGGTCTTTGCCGGCCCCAAGGTAGGCATCCCCCTGCTCCTCTCTGGTGCCGCCATCGGAGCGTTCCCCCTCATCGTCGACTCTGAGTACTTCTCCTACATCGTCGGCACGACTCTGGCCTTGGCCGCTGGCCTTGGCATCTATTGGCTTTGGGACCGAGTACGCGACAGCGCCAACGCCCCCTATGAGCCGCCGCAAAAATAAAGTGAAGGTCGTCTGGCGTAAACTCGGCAAGGAGAAGGCATGGGGTCAGGCCACGATCGGCGAAGGACTGGTGGAGGTTGATCCCCGTCTCGGCGCCAAGCGTCAGCTCGAAGTCCTAATCCATGAGGTCACTCACCTCTGCCATCCGGGCATGAGCGAGGCCGAAGTCGACCGCACTGGGAAGATGATTAGCCGCGTCCTCTGGGCTGAGAACTACCGCAGAGTGGTCCTCGCCCCCAACGCCAAGCCCCCGCGCATCACATGACGACCGAGACCTTCACGACCATCGTCGTCCCAGGCATCGCCTCCCTCGCGTACTTCTCCGCCGGCGTGGCTTGCTTCATCGCCCATCGCCCTGCCTTGGCCGTGATGTGGCTCTGCTACTCCATCGCCAACATCTGCCTCCTCTCGACCGTCCTCCGTAAATGAGCCCCATTTCTACTCCTCCTCAACCTGACGATATGCCTGTCGCACTCCGCGACATCGTCTTCGGCGTTCTGATCGGTGCAGCCGCTTGGCTCATCCGCTATTTCTGCTCCCCGGACAAGTACTCGATGGGCTACATCTTGCGCCGTACCGCCACCGCAGGGCTGGCCTCACTCCTGGTCGGCCTTGCCACCAAGGGCTACTTCGCCTCCGAGGGTATGGCCTTCGCCGCGGCAGGCTGTGCCGGGTATGCCGCCCCAGAACTATGGGACGCCCTTTTAGCCCGTGCTAGGGCTTTGAAGGCTAAGTCCCCGCCCAAGGAGTAAAGACGCCGCCACGGGGCACGCAGAGGGGTCTAATGCCCCTTGACGGACGGACACCTAGGGGCATAGTTAGTGCCAGAACAGACCTAAACGGCGACTTGAGACTATCGGGCTTCACGCGGGAGCCCCTCATGCGCCGGGTCGGTTGAGGCCGGTCGCCTCGGTACCCTCGCCGGGGGGCACCCTATGCCTGTCAAAGGTTTCGGTTTAAATGTTTGACGCAATGCAATCCGTGGCCGAGGATGTCCGGGCACCACCAAGAACATGACCACTAAAGAAAACATCACCGTCAACGAAACCTCCACCGGCCGCTACCTCGGCGTCCAGTTCTTCCTCGTTCGCAAGAATGAGAAGGTCATCGGCCTGATCGCCAAGAAAGACGACTCCGCCGACTGGCTTGTCAGCCGTCAGGACTCACCCAAGTTCTCGCGCACTCGCGGCTTCAACGCCCGCTGCGTGGATAAGGATGCCGCGGTCGCTAAGGCCGTCGAACTACACGACGCGCATCAGGCGTTTGCCCAGTCTCTCGCCGACGCGATCACTGGCAAAGGCCCCAAGACCCTCCTCGGCGGCAAGGTCGAGGTCATTTAATCCCTCTCCACCCACACCTATGAAAACCCTCATCGCCCTCATCATCTTCGGCTGGCTCGCCGTCGTCACCTTCTGCGGTCCTGAACTGGCCCGGGCCATCAACGGCCCTGAGCCCGTCAAGGCCAAGACCCACCGCATCCGCTAATCTCCTCCCGCCCACATGAACCAGTCCTCAGTCTCATTCATCAAAGGCCTCGACGGTCGCGTCCTCACGCTCGCCCGCCCGGTCCTCCCCCACGCCGCTCGTCGGCTCGTCTCGGTCATCCCGCAGCTGACCGCCCTGAACACCGCCGGCAAGTCTCAGGCTGACGCCGCAGAAGCCATGGGCGTCTCGGTCGGTTGCATCCGCAACTGGATTACGCTCGCCGGCATCCCCTGGTCGAACCTGAACAAGCGCGGGCCGTACAAGCGCATCAAGTAATACGATCATGACCAACGCCGAAATCAAAGCCTACAAGGTTCGCCTTTGCCGCGAAGCCAACCCGGAGAAATACAAGACCTACGCTAAGGAGTGGCAGAAGGCCAACCGTGACAAGTGCAAGGTCTACATGCAGAACTATTACCAGCGCAACAAGGCTGCCCGCATCGCCGCCGCCCGGGCATGGCAAGCCGCCAACCCTGAGAAGTTCAAAGCCATGCTTCGTAAGGCTTACGCCAAGCGCAAGGCCCGACTCGCAGCTCTTTCCAATGCCTAACCCTCTCGCCCACTCCCCCGACATGATCACCACCATCCGACCGAACAAAATGCCCGCCTTCTGGTGGGTCTGCCCCTGGGCTTACGCCCGCACCCTCCACATGAGCGCCAACGCCGTGAAGGCTTATGCCGACCAGGCTGACCGCACCCTCGAGATGTATGTCCGCATCGTCGAGGAGAAGAACGCTGAAATTCGCACCCTCAAGGAACGCATCGCCGATCAGAACGATGCCATCATCCGCGGCACGGCCATCAACCCTGACGCACACCCCCATGAGTAACTTCCAGCACCTCGAGGGGATGCGTAATCTGCTCACCGAAATCTACGAGGTTAACGAGCGCATCATGACCGGGGACATCATCTCGGCCAAGGCCGCCATCGCTTCGACCAACGTGAAGAAGATACTCACCCATTACCACGAAGCCCTGCACGAAGACGGCGCCGTCAAGGTATCGCTCCAGGCTTACGTCGCGGCGGGTGGCTGGGTCGGCATCCAATACTCCTATGAGCTCGACGGCTTCGAGGTCGCCGGATCACAAGTCCCGAGACGCGTATGACCCGCCCCTTCTCCATCGTCGCCCTGTTCCTCCTCGGCTTCAACTCCGCTGCGGCCTCCGACGCCACCTTCCTTGAGGCCATCGCTCAGGTCGAGTCCGGCCAGAACCGCAAGGCCATAGGAAAAGCAGGTGAGCGTGGGATGTATCAGGTAGGGCAAGACACTTGGAAGGATAACGAGGAACGCCTGAAGGCAGAAGGGCAATATCGATGCCCCTGGTCTAAATGGCGCGACGCTACCTGTCAGGACATGATCGCGGCATCGCACCTCCGCTGGATCAGGTCGAACTTCAAGCGCCTTGGCGTCATGAACCCGACCCCTGAACAGGTCGCCCTCGTCTGGAACCTTGGATGGACGGCCGCCCGCTTCCGTGAATTCAGGCCAAACGACTACGCCCTGCGCGTCGGCAATTTATTCCGCTCGCAAAAGGTTTTGACCCGTTAAAAGTTTCGACATGGCTCATCTGATTGTCTGCATCGACCCCGGCCAGAGCGGCTGCATTTGCTGGTCTGTCGACGGTGAGCCGGTCACCTGCGAGAAGATGCCCGGCACTGATGTCGAGGTCTGCCAACTGATCGCCGACCTGAGCTCGAAGGCCAAGGACGTCGAACTCTTCCTTGAAGAGCCTAGCACCGCCGGCTACGGCCCGCTCATCCCCGCTGCCGCCATCGCTCGACTCGCTCAGAATTACGGCATGATCTACGGCGCCGCGGTCGCTATGGGTTTTATCATCCACCGCGTGAAGCCTCAGGCATGGCAGGCCGCTCACTCCCTGGGCAAGAAGAAGGACCACGGCAAAG